TGGCACACTCAAAATCTCCTGACCCGAGCTGAATAGTCTCGTGGCGTAGACCTACCTGTATGCAAACGAACCCAAATATAAAACAAACACCAGCTACAAGATGATGCAGATCAACATACATGGTTAGTCCTCACTCGGTAATATTGGTTCTGGGTAGCATCGGCAGTTTGGTAAACATCCGGCGTGGCCAGTCATATTGTCCAGCTCGGGCGGGTCGTCCCAAGCCACTACTTTACCTTCCATCTTACGGTGGCTATCTCTCACATCCCCATCACGACTGGTGCGCCATATATAGTGCGTGGATCCAATATATTCCGCTCTTGCTTGGGTAAGAGTGGAGGCTGTTCTTGCTACTTCTGTTCTTGCTATACAAATTGCCTTGGATGCTGATACCTGATTCTGGCGCATGATCTCTTTTGCTATATCACCGGCACGTTGCCCCTCAGTAATCCCCTTTAGCGTTAGCTCATGGACGCGCTTGGCTGCATCCAATGGGATTGATGTAATGAGGTCTACCTGTAATGTCAGTAACTCCTGCGTACGCTGACCTATGGGGGTATCTTGTAGCTCTTTTCGGAGTTCCCTGCCCATGACCTTACCAAGATTCCACCACGCCCGCTCATCGCTCTGTGAGACTTGGGAAATCATCCGACTGGCGACCGCTTTTGCCCATGGTCGTATCAGTCTTGCGTAGTTAGTTAAGGCTTGATTCAACTCCTCTACGTTATCCACAATACCATCTGGTGCCATGTGGCGGATAAAGGAATCTATCTGTCTAACCACCTGTCGTAAGTTACGCAGATACTCTAGCTCTAAGTGGTGAGCCTTCTGGAACCGTTCCTTAGCAAACTTGGCTTGTGACCTATAGGAGCCTACGGCGTCCGCGGTCTTTTGATTTCGACTTTGGCTTAGGTTTGTCTTTGGCACTCTCTTCTCCATTCCCCTTTACCGTTTCGGATTGCTCATTACCTGGATCATCTGGTGCGTCCCCACCTTCGCCCATGCCCATTTCAATCGGTGGTAATACTTCATCCTCTGCCGCCTCTATATCCTCATCCGTGATGTTTGAGAAGATGCCGGTGATCTGGCTAGACTGGCGTAATTCCATCATTGAAGCTTTCGGAGATAAGAGGCCACCGTCTTTCGCTTTCATTACCGCATCTACAGTGTCGTTGGCTACTCCGGCTTTCTTCTCATCATCCAGTTGCCACAGTGGGTTAAATTGAAGCTTAAAACCCTGCGGTACTTTAATCCCTTCTGATGCTGCGATGCATCTATAAATCTTGGTGACTGGGATCAGTAAAGAAGTATTCTGTTTCTGGAGTATTCCGTCATAGTAGGTTCGCAGGTCAGACTCACCAGTGGAATTAAGTCCTGCTGGTGATTGTCCAAAAAGCCTGACAAGTGGAATCTGTAGTGCGCCTGATAGTTGCTGCCCGAACTGAAGTAGCACGTCAGACAGCCCACTGAATGCTTGATGCTGGACTCCCTCAAACTCATCCTCCGTATCCATGATAGTAACGCCCTCGATCCCTTGGAACCGGCGCATCATATTCATGTAAGCAGTTAAGCCTTGTAGTGCTTTCCCACCCTGCGCCACTAATGAGCGCATGTCCTTAATCTTGTAAGTGCGGATGTATGCTTTATAAACTAACTGGGCAGCTCCCATTGAAGCACTATCAAAAGCAACAAGACGATCATAGAGTCTTTCCAGTACTGAGATACCCCACAGGTTCTCCATCAGCTTTTGCCAGTAAGGTAACTCTTCCCCTTCCATCCTGACTACCCGGCTATAGTGGATCTTCTGGTTAGCGAGTCCTGGAGCCATTGCAGTTACGTGGTAGAACTTTGGCAACCCCATTTCTGGTCCCATCTCGGTAACCAGATCGTTGAGTGATGGCTCAACCATCCAACGATCTAGCGTAAGTAATCCACGAAACTGACCTTTACGAACCGTCTCTATACGAAACGGAGTCGACATATCCTGACCATCTATTAGAAATACTGCTAATGCGCCACCGTACAATCTATCCCAGCGTATTGTCCTACCGAGTATTGGCCATATCTTCAATGCTGTTGCGGCTTCCTCAATCGTTTCTATTTCATCTGGCTTCATCTGAGACTTAATGAGTACGCCTGCGCGGGTCATATCATCAGCCACTACATTGATGGCCACACCGCCCAACCAAGATCCACGATGTATCCACTCAAGTAAGGTGCGGTTGCGAGTTATCGGGTTGAAACCATAGGTCCCGGAACTGAGCGGGTTGTCGGTGCCAACGCCCATGTTCATCGAATAATTCACAAACGAATCCCAGGTCTTTACTGACAGTCCGTCCTTATCCGCAGCTTTGGCTACCTTATCACGGGCGGCTGAGTCTTTAGTCAGGGCAGAACTTGCTGCGCGCTGTATACTTTTTTTAGCAGTCATCCTTACCCCAAATTTGTGTAGAAAATGCTTGCATATTTAATAAACTTTATATATAATGTTTCTACGGTTGCAGAGCAGCGCACCCAAAATGTCGGCCACGGGCAACAGTGGCACAGTATCCTACTAAACAGGAGTCCTACCATGAAACATCTTCATACTCTGTACCCATCAATTAAGAGTAATTTATTCATTTCCCTACCCCGGTGAATTAGCTAATGCTTCCCATACGCCCATGTTACCGCGTCTCTGTATGAATCCATCTAATCCATATCGTACGGCGTCAAATATATGGTTGTGCTTATCCAAGATAATTGGCAGCACCTCTCCAGTTTTTGGATCCTTCTTGTAGCTGTACATCTTGGATTCGTCAATAGCGTGCTTGCAACGGGGATGAATTACTATCTTTCTGAATCCACGCAGATGGGCTATTCCGTCTTCTACACTACCCGGCCATTTATCAGCCGCACTAATACGAAACCCTTGACGTGCTAAGTAGCTGATAGTCTCCGGTCTACTATTGTCTGACTTAATGGGCCACTTGCGAGCATCAGGTACTGAGTCGAAGAACTCGGGTAGGTCATCTAATTCAACCCCGCGCCCGTAGGCTTCGTGGGTTATGTAAAGTGCTCGGTCTTCTATGAAGAACCTTATTAACGTAGCCGGGTCTTGTGCGAATCCATGATCATTACCGAAGTACAGTCTACCGGAGCTGAGTTCCCACATCTTCTCGTCAAATTCTTCAACCACGCACTTATCTCGTAGTATTAAATTCTCATGGATGGTCTTAAACTCACCTAACCATATGTGGTCGTAGTTACTCTGCGCCTGTTTACGCTCTGCCTCGTTCTCTGCTTCACTAATTAAGCTAAGGTAATACTGCCGCTCTTCCTCCAGTACCTTTGGGAAATGTGGATTGCTGTCGTAGTTAAGCTTATGGATTATGGATCCAGGTATTGGCTTAACTACGAATCGTTTATAGACTGGGTCTGAAGCATCTTCCGGGTTAAATGATGCCCATATCTCTGATGGATGGGAGCCACCATACGTAATGCAGTTATCTTTACGTATGGTTGGTACTAAGAAGTCCCATGAAGCCGAACTCACATTTTTGGCTTCTTCCACCCAGCATATATCTACATCTTCGTATGACTTAATGTCCTCCGCAGCCGCTTCACGCAAGCCACGATATTTAATCATAGCCCCACACTTACTCGCTATGTAAGTCTTGGTTACGTGGAACCATCCCTGCATCCCCAACCGCACTATTGTTTGCACTAGTATCCGGTGGACTGATTCCTCAATACTGTTCTGGGTCTCACGAGTGCAGAGTACCCGTATCGGATGCTTTGCACAGAGACGTATTATAGCCTCTGCAAAACTCCAACTCTTAACCCCACCTCGACCCCCGTAGTAAATCTTATAACGGGCTGGCCTCATTAAGTCACTAGCCGGGTGGTTAGGGTCTAGTACTAAACTTGTGCTCCCAACCCGCTCAGTGGAACTTGGTGGTAGGAGCAGGTGGCGTTCCCGGAGTACTGCTTGTCTGCGGCCCCTCTCCGCCAAAGCTAAGGCCAATACCAGTTTCGGCGGAAGCGTTTTTAATGATTGTGTCGAGATCGTCATCTGTAAGTGTCTTGATTACATCCACTTGGGCAAGTTTAGGAGCAAAGTACGGAGCAGCCGCCTTGGCACAATCTATCCGCATCTCAATGGTAGGTCTTACCTTAACCCCATCGTGGTAGAAGCTCTCACCACGGGCTATCTTGAGTAAGAACTCATGGGGTAGGTCTCCTGATAAAGCAGCCCTACGTCTAATGTCGGCTACAGTGGCTTGGTGGTTATTTCCCTGTTTAGGGCGCTCCACCTCTATCACGTACTCACGGATACCTTTAGTTTTACTACCCTTAGGACGCCCACCCGGATGCTTTTTTTCTACTACTGGCCATACCATTTAATATATGCTCCATTTACAATAGACAAAATAAAAGACCCAGTACCAAGGGTCAGTGGTTGTCGTCACTTAGAGGGAGATGCGCGGTACTGGGTTAAAATAGTTGTTGGTGAGTACTTAGTAAACTAATCCACAGTAAGTTTAGTCTCAAGCTGTTTACTGTGGCGTACCCTGCGGAGAGCGTTGTGTCATAAGTATTGCAGTCATGCAATCCGCCTCCTTTACTCGCGCAGCCAATAATCAATCTACTGGTAAGCCTTTCAA